CCATTTCTCCTTGATGCACAGTACCGCTGTTTCTTCCTTGAAGAAAAGCACTGATAGGAAGCCTCCAATATATTGCACCATTCGTAAGTAAAGCATGAAATAAGATTGCGCGCCCTGGAATGCTTGCAATAGCAAAGACCACACAATCTTCAACTTCGCCTTTATGTTCTCGTAAGTCATATAGATATTCTCTCCTTATTTTACAGTATATGGGCGGTATGTTAGCATTTAAATAAGACATTGCAAGTTAACATTTCCATCTTTTTCTTGCTTGTCTTAATCTAGAATTAGGATCTTTTGCTGCATTAGGAAACATTTTCATTTGCCCTGCAGATCTTGCACAATATGATTTTCTTCTATTTGCTGATTTACTTCCTGGTGCAACTTTGCCAGTTACTGCTGTTGATAATTTTGATCCTGGATTATCTCTTCTGTATTTTTCAACTCCGGCTTTTGTCATTCCGGCACCAGCTTTTGTAGGTCTAAAATATTTTTTTGTTTTAGGTGGTTGAACATCTCCACCTCTAGCCATTCCTTTTTTTTCTTCTTCTTTTTCTTCTTCTTTAGATTGAGGAGGAGGGACGTATCCAACTTGAGTAGCTTGTGGAAATAATGATTGTGTATAATAACTTTTTTCGTAACTTCCTGGTTTGCCTTCGTATATTTTTGATTTAATAGATAATGCTCCACCTAATGACATTTTTTTAACAGCTCTACCTGTTCCTCGCTTTTGAATGCCAAAGCCAGACATTTTATTATTTGTCTATAAATAGAGTAATAATTAAAGCACTAGTATTACCTGTTACACCAATACCATCAACAATGCCAAAGCCACCTCTTCCGGCATATAAAATTCCATCCTCTGGAAGATTTAATGTTTCAGTTCCACTTGCTCCAACTTGAATTGGAATATAAACTTGCGTGTTAACAGAAGAACTAACAGCAGAAGAATTTGCTAAACCATTAATAATTGCTGTTCCAGAAGTACCAGTAGATTGAATCATAAATCCTCTTAATCTTGTAGGACCTGTGAATAGTACTGCGTTAGTTGAAGTGCTTGCACATATGACTGGTTTTACATCTGATTTCATAAAATAATTTTACCTTAAAAATACTGGGGCGTAAATACGCCCCAGTATATTAATTTTTAAGCTCCTGGTGAGCCGAAGATTCCTCTAGCGTCAGAAAAGCCGAAGCTGTATCTTTCTCTAGCTTTAAATCTTACGTTACCAGTATCAAAATCACCTTCAATAGCGGTTTTGATTGGTGATCTTACAAATTGTTTCAAACCATTTGGTGCGTCAGTCATGATAAAAAATGCATCTGTATCAGTTAAGTAATGATTCACTCTGTAACCTTCTGGAATCATTCCCATATTTAATATTGCATTAACATCATTCTTAGCAAAGTTATTAGTTTGATTTGTTGATAAAGGAGATCTCAATACTCTCTCAGCAGTAAATTGTAATTCTTTTGGAATAATCAATTTTCTACCTTGAAGAGCTATTTTTAATCCTCTTTCATCTACAAAAGCAGCAATATCAATTAATGCTTGTTCTAACGATGTTTCTGACAAATCGGCAGGAGTAGCAAGTTCATTGCTATAAGTTCCGCCATTTGCTAGTGGGTGATCAGTAGCACAAAGCTCTTTTCCATCTCCACCAATAACATTAGAGTCAAATGCATTATTTAATACATTAGCTGCAATTGTTTGTTTAGTTGTTGACATTGAACGAGCTAAAGCTCTAGTGTATCTAGAAGCTAATCTATCGTACAAGTTATCTTCAATAGCTTCCTCAGTTATAGCAAATGCCAAAGCAATTGTTTGATGAGTGTATCTTGAAGTGTAGGCTTCAGTAGCTTGGTCGAATGTTACTCCTGCGCCTTCTTGTTTGACAGCTGCACCCGCAAAACCCGATAACATTACTTCTTCCTCAAACGCTCTGTCTGAAGTTTCAGTTGTAAAGATTTCTGCGTGTTCGTTGTCGTATCTGTTGTATTCCAGGCCGAATAGGGCATTCAATCCTGGCTCTAGTTCTTTAACTAGTTGTGATCGTGATATAGCCATAGTTTATATTCTCCTATTATAGTCCGGCTGTACCCGCTTTATAAGCATGGTTATTAATTCTAACCAAGATATTAGCGTTTGATACAGTTACGTCACTGTTAAATACATCACCTGATATATCAATTGCTTGAACTAAAAATGTAGAATCAGTTCCTGAATTCGCTACATCTAATTGAACAAGGGATATACCTGTTGCAGTATTACCAGTTACGTTGTTGATTGAAAAGTTTTTAAAGATGTCAGCAACTCCAAACACAGCGTTAGCGTTCACTTCAAATACCGTATCTGGTGCATCAATTACGAAAGCGACAAGGTCACTTGCGTTTATTGAGCTTGGTAAGAAGTTCTTAAACGTTGGTTTTTGAGTTGTCGGATCTGTATAAAAACAGCCATTAAAAACTCCTACAACAGGTGTAGATGTATTAGCAACCGCTCTTCCAATAGTTCCAGAAGCAAGTGGTTTAACCACGTCTCCTTGAAACACGTTGGTAGAGTTATCAGCTGCTACTCTATATCTGTTTTGGGCGTTAATGAATGGACTTCCGTTAAGTTGTCTACTTGGTCTAAGACCAAATCGTTCTGTTACGTTTGCCATTTATTTTATACTCCGTTTATTATTAGTTTAATTTACAGTAGTTGACTCTTGCCAAATAATTATGACTTTCGTCCACCACCAAAAGTTACACGAGATTGTCTATCAATATTGATAGGCATTCCTGGTCGTTGTTCCTTCATTAAATCGGCATCTATCGAGTTTATTCTATCCTGAGTAATTTTTTTAAAATACTCGGAACGACTTTTGACAATTTCTTCTGGTATCCTTGCCAACACAAGGCCGCCAACCCCGATTAACCCAGCATATCTTCCCTCAGAGATTGTCGGATAATCATGATCACCTATAGAATTTTTAATTTCTTCAGATCTCACAAATTCCCAACCTTCCCTAAGTTTTTTAGATACATTAGCTGTATCCTGAAAACCCTGCGATTCTGTTCTAATCCATCTGTGAACAAAACCCGCTGGCGCTTTAGGTGCATCCAGACTTGACGGTGGAGTCCAAGGCTTCTTACGAAGATCCTTAATTCTTACTTCTGACTCGCGTGAAGTTCTTTTATTTATTTTATCGCTCATTATACCTCCTTCACGTATTTAGCGTACTCTTCTAGTGGCACCCCTAATTTTTTGGCAATGGCCACCTGTGATTTGGTGAGTCTCACGGTTCTGCGTCCTGATTGTTTTCTACCAGCGGAAGCAACAGTTTGGACGGGTTTCCTGTTCTCCTCTGTAATCTCAACTTCTTGAGATTTTGCAAACTTATGAGGATATAAATCCTTCATACGTTTATCTACCTCATTATAGTACTCATCACTCTCTGCGTCAAACCCCTGACTTACCAAGTCTTCATGAAGCATAAATGCTGAGTTTGTCATGTATTTATCGTTACCAAACCACTCATTTTTTTCAGCCCATGAATTGGCTTTTTTACTTGGAGTAATTGGTTGTTGAGTTGCTTGTTGCACAGGTTGAGCTTTTTGTTGATCATCAAAGGATTTTTTAGCTACCTCACGTTCGCTCATAACGATTCGTGCCTTTTCCTTCTCAACAGATAACCTTGTTAGTTCGTCTTGTGCATTTACAATTTGTTCCGCATCTTGAGACTCAATTGCAAGTTTTAACTTAGCTTTAGCTTGCGAACGTTGAGCATCAACTCTTGCGTCAAATTCTTTGATGTAGTTTGTATCCACATCCATATACTTAGATTCTGCATCTGAGTATTTTTTTTGTAAACCTTTAGCATATTCTAAAGCAGCTTTTTCTCTTCTCTCTGCTTCACGTATTTTATAAGTTAATTTATCAATACGTTTTTTTACACTATCAGTATACTGTTCTAGATTTTCACCTTCAGCTTTAACTTCTGTTTTAGTTTCAACTTTAGGTTGTTCTTCTATTTCTTCAATAGTAATTTTTTCTTTTTCTGCTTTACTATCGTGTTCTGTATATCCTAAATCAACTTCACCAACATTTAAGTTAGGAGCTTTTTTAGGGTCTTCTTTTTCTTTTAATTCAACTAAAGTTTCTTTAGCATCATCTAGATCTAATTCAACTTCTGGTTGTTTTTTTGTTTCTTTATCCATGTTGTCCTCCTATTAGTACATGTGCAAAATATCAGAGGGGTTATCAATCTTAGCAATGACTTCATCATCATTAAGAATTCTAACTTCACCTCCTTCAATTTTGAATCTGCTACCTGCATATCTTCCAAAGATTATCCAATCACCTTCCTTGCACCATGGTCCTAATGGAAATTTATCTTTGTCTCTAAAACAAAGATTACCCATTTTAAGAACGTAGGCACAAACAGTTGTCATTTGAATTGTATCTTTAGAAGTATCAGATAGAATAAGTCCACCTTTAGTTTGAGCTGGCCCAGCATAAGGCAAGACTAAAAGTCTCCAGCCTGTTGGCTGAGGCATTCTATCTAAAGTAGATTTATCTATTGAGTTTGGATTGAGCACTCTCTCAACCAATTCTTTTTCTTGATAAACGTCTTTTAAACCTTCATGTATAGAAGGAATATCAGTTGTTACTGTCGTCGTCATCTTCACTATTCTCCCGTTTCAGCAGGTCATTAAGATCCTGAAGCAGAGTTTCTAAAGCTCTGAGTTGCCCCCTAGCATAGTGAAGTTTATCAAGCGTGTCTATACCATAGCAAAGGTCTTCTTTTACTAGGGTTAAATGCTTGTTTATTAATTTTTTTATATCTTGAATTGTATCAATGCTTAACATTTTAATTTACGTATAATATCGTATTGTTGATTACTGTCAAATTCTTTTCCTAAACCTATTTTATGGGCATGCTCTTTAGCATAAGTACTCTTAATAAATATCTCTGTTAAGTCTTCTCCCCATTTTTCTATACCCCTCTTAAGATAATTCTCTCTTCTAACTCTTTCTTGTTCTGTAGATTCAGCCCCATCCCAAGAAGATTTACCATGAAAGTGTAATATAAATGGATATATAGCTAACATAGTTTTATATCCTTTAATTGCCGCTCTAATTCTATAGTCCATATCTTCTCCACCACAATTAGAAAAGGTATGATCAAAATATCCAACATCATTATGAATTTTATAAGGTATTCTAGCTAAATACATTTGCATAAATATACGTTCATCTAGGCTATCTAACTTATGCATACTTTGATGAAAATCTACAATAGCATTTAGATATGATTCTTTACCAACATATTCTTCTAATTGCATATTAGAAGCTGTTGAAAAGGCTTCACTCTTATACATAAAGTTAACATTACAAGCAGGTATTAAAATATTATCATCTGTTTGTTTTAATGCTTCTAACCAACCCTTAGTAAATACAACATCATTAGTTATAACAACAAAATGTTTTTTAAATTTCTTAGCAACTCTTAAACCCTTATTAAAATTTTCCGCCCAACTTTGGAGTTTTATTATTTATATAAATATCTATTGGATACTCACCTTTAAATGCATTGGTACCATCATTGTTTACAAATACAAAGATATCTCCAGGTTCTAATTTTGTATTTAAAAAAAATGAATATAAGGCTAGTCTAGAATATTTCTCTGTTACTTTAGAACTTACAAAACAAAACACATGACCTAAATTATTTTTATCCATATGTTTAATTAACTAAATAATGCGCATCCAAATCATTTTGAATAACCAACA